TTTTGGTTGTCACTATCCCAAAACTGACCATAACCGTCCTTGTCTTTTCCACCAAGGAATACCCAGCACTCACTGTCTGAACGTTTGTCAACGTTTAGCCAGAACTTGTTTTTGCTATCTAATTTGGACCGTCCCATACATCACCTCGCATTACTAAACTTAAAGGCGGACTCGGCGAAGGCTGCGTAGATATATGTGCCGGCAGATGCGTTCATTGAGGTGGAACTGTTCCTGGCTTTAAACCCGTTTGAAAGCGCATCAAAATCTTGCGTTGCTGCTGTGTATTCAGCGTCAGAACCATTTGGATACAAAACAGAACTCATGGCGTTGTACGTCGTTCTAGCTGTATCCCATATACGCCAATCACTTGTTGAATCAGTACGCTTAACTAAAATAAACCGTGGTCTAAACCCAGTGTATATAAACGGACCATCCGCACTACCATTGCCCGTGTAACTACCGAATGCGCTGTAACCTGCTACCGGTGCCCAGCAATATGCGACGTAAGTCCATGTCGATTGAGATGGAATAGTTCCTATAGTAAATACTGATGCGGTAGGAGTTGTGTTATTCCAATATCCTGAGTTGGTAATAGTTGCGCCAGTAGTATTTAAGTTTAATGCGCCAGTATTACCAATAGCACTATGGTAAGCGTACCAATTGTCTGCGTTGTTTCTTGATTTTATAAGGATGAAGCTGGGTACAACACCCAACCCATGCCCCACCGTAGCATTAGCCCCTGTGCCCGTATACGTCACCACACTGAACCCAGCAGTGGTGTTAGCACTCACCGACGATGTAATAGTCCCCGCAGTGTTGCTGACCGCTGTGCCATTGGCTTTCCAGTTCCAGGCTACAAACGTATCCCCGTTTGCATTTGTTCTTCCGGGGCCAGCATTATCAGTACCTAATGAAAAGCCATTGCTGTTGAAAGCGGTAAGGCTGACCCCGGCAGATTCTGTGTAATCGGCGTCTGTTAAGTTTGATGACAAATGAACTCTTGGCCCACGGATTACATCAAACAAGTTATGAGACGCAACACCACGGTCTTTAATCCACACCAGATCAGGCTGGAACGACACAGCATTAACCGCATTGCTCACCGCCAGGGTAGCTCCCGTCCCCGTATAAGTTGTAGCCGCCATCGCCACTCGTCCATCAGGTACTGCAAATGTAGTTGCCATGATTAGATGTTGAACGTGTTGAGGGCCAAGAAGCCGGTGGGCGGGGTGTAGGTGAAGGGTTGCTGGCCGAAGTTGACAGTGAGGGAAGATTGATTTGAATTATCGCTTGACGTTGTAACCTCAAACTCTGGCAGGTTGTAACCGGCAGGTGCGGTAAATGTGCTGGTTGCGTTTGTACCTGCGCCGGGGTCACCAGAGTTATACCAAGTACCGTTTTTGCCAACCCATATTTTACCGGCAGTAAAATCAACGGCTATGTTTACTACATCACCAGAAACATAACTTGCAAATAGTGTTGAATTAGCCAAAGAAGCGGAATAACCACTAGATTGGAACTGTAGGCTATTGCCGGGGATATTGGCATTTGCTCCAATATAATTAGTAAGTGTTCCGGCAAAAGAACTAACCGCAGTTAAATTTTGAGTGCTAGTTGTAAAATTTGTTACAGCAGAATTACCTGTACCAGCTTGCGTAACGCCACGAAACTCGTAATACCACTTTCCGGTAGTAACACCCATTGTTGCTCTACATGCTTCAGCGTTGTAAGTACTAAAAGCTGTTGCAGCAAACTTCAAGTTAGCGTCACTAATAGTCCCCCGCGCCGTATCCTTGTCCAACGGATTCAACACAGCATAGTTCGCCACCGTCTCCGAGGTCAGTGTCGGCACATCAGTCAGTGAGTCGTATGTTGACCCGGCAGTGAGGCTGATGTTGTTGGGTGTCCAGTTGTTACCGTTGCCGCTGGAGTCTGCTACCAGGGTAGATGTGCTGGTGGTGTTCGTGAACGGCAAATAGAAGCCATTGGTGCCGTATGTGCCAGCGTACTTGATGGGGAGCCACTGGTTGTAGATGCTGTATGCGCCGAAGGCTGTGGGGGCTAGGGCTTGACCGTCTACGAAGTTGATCTCGGCCATTTCGCCGTCGAAGTAAGTGGCAGTACCGTCATAGTACCGGCCAATAGAACCAGTATTGCCTGAAGCAACCATTCTGAAAGTTGTATTCTGTGTTGGGTAGGTGGCAGTACTAAAAGATGTAACCTGCACCCCATTTACATACAACAAAACTCTATTACTTGCGGTAGCTTGAGTAGTGTCACAAGCAACAACAATGTGATACCAAGCGGCGGGGTCACGATAAACTGCTGTGGTTGCTAAAACACAATTTGCCGAAGTTGGGTAATCAAGAATTTCTAAACTATCACTAGTAAAAAATATCCCACCCTGATTATTTGACGCTGAATAAGCGTGCATTAACGCAGAGGCTGAGCCACCGCCCCCTAATGTCCCACGCTTAACCCAACTACTCAAAGTCCAAGTAGTTCCAGATGTTGGCGTGCCCAGAGTCCTGTTCAGGTACGCACTCGCAGAAGACCGGAAGCGCAGGGATTTGTTCAGGAAGTACCCCGCCGATACTGCCCGCGTCAGAAACGAGTTGAGTGCTGCAAACATTATGCGAACGCCTGGGCTGCGTTACCGTACCAGACCGAAGCGATACAGACAAAGCTGATGATGTCTACCCCCGTCGATGCCGTGGTGGTGATCGTCGGTACAGTGCCCCCAGGCCACTTGACGCCTGTAAATGTGGCAGTCCTGCTTCCCGTTGCGTCCTGAATCAACCGAACAATGAAGCTCGTACCGCTTGTGGCGGTGGGCATGGTGAAGGTGCAATTGCCAGTCAGCGTGTAGCTCAAGACCGTCCCAGAAGCTAGGGCCAGGGTCACTGCGGTGCTGCTGTTGGCAATGGCCGGGGCAGTCTCAAGGTACGCTGTGACTGTGGGGTTGGTCAGTACCGGGGTGGTGATCGTCGGCGTAGTAGAGAAGACCAAGTTCGTGCTGGTCGTCCCCGTGGCACCAGAGGCGGTGTAGCCCGTGATGTTGTTAAACGAGGTGATACTAGCTGTGGTGGCGTTGGTGCCCCCGTTGGCGACCGCCAGGGTTCCTGCCAGGGTAACTGCACCAGACGTAGCGGATGACGGTGTAAACCCCGTGGTGCCCGCTGAGAAGGTAGAGACGTTGGTCGTCGCCGTGTTGCTTGCCAACAGCTTGACCGTACCCGCGCTGTTCTTGAAGTACAACTTCTCATCAAGGGTGTTGATTGCCAACTCCCCGGCAACGAGGTTGGTGTTGACCGGTACAGCCGCTGCTGTGGTCGTGTAGTACAACGAAATGGGGGTAAAGCCTGTTGCTGCCATCGTAGTTCCTTAAAATGTGCCGCCTGAAATGCCGCCAATTGCAGTCAGTTTCTTGGCTACGTAAACACCACCAGCGACCGTCAGGGCCCCCGTTGTACCTGATTGCTCTAGGGTACCGGGTACCGCGACCACAGAAGTCGCCCCAGTACCGCCAATGGTGAGCGAGGTCGTGGCCCCGGCAAAGGCCGTAAATGTTACCTCGGAGTCTATGCTCGTCGTGAACGTCGGCGAGGTCGAGAACACCAAGTTCGTGCTGGTCGTGCCCGTCGCACCGCTGGCCGTGTAGCCCGTGATGTTGTTGAACGACGTGATACTGGCGGTCGTCGCGTTGGTGCCGCCGTTGGCGACAGGCAGCGTCCCGCTGACATGCGTGGTCAGGCCGATCTTGCCGTAGCTCGGGGCCACCCCAACACCGCCAGAGATCAGGGCGTTGCCCGTGGCGACATCCGCCAGCTTGGACAGCACCCCGGTGGTCGAGGCGTAGATCAGGTCGCCGATCGCGTAGCTGGTGATGTTCGTGCCGCCGTTGGCGACCGCCAGGGTACCGGCGACCGTGATGGCACCGGTGGTGGCGCTGGCCGGCGTCAGGCCGGTCGTGCCGAAGTTGAGCGAGCTGACACCGGATCCTGCGCCGGAGAACTGCGCCCAGGTGATCGCGGTCACGCCGATCGTGCCACCGGCATTGCTCGTGCAGACCCAGCCGGTATCGGCCTGGGTGGTCCCGGTCTCGATGAACACGTACGCCCCAGGCACCTCGGCCCAAGTGTCCATGTCCAGGGCACGGGTCCACGAGCCTGCGGCGACAAGGTAGATGCCGTTGTTCGCGGTGGTCGATTGGTCCTTGACTAGGCAACGATCGCCTGCCACCAGGGCGATTCCGTCAACTGTCTGCGGCGCGGACAGCGTGATGTTGACCGTGGTTGCCGCAATGCAGGACGCCTTGGTGTCCAGGCCCTGGGCCACCGTGTCGACGTAGCTCTTGTTTGCGATGTCGGTGCTGCCCGACGGCGTGGTGCTCACCGTGCCGGTGGTCAACGCGACCGAGGTCAGGTCGGTGTTCGCGCCCTTAATCGCAAAGGCCGCACCGGCGCTGGTCGTGGCCCCGGTACCGCCGTTGGCGATCGGGAGCGTGCCCGAGACGTCCGCCGTCAGGCTCACCGCCCCGAAGGTAGGCGCACCGGCGGCGTTGCCGTGTAGGACCGTGGTGGTGGTGCCCAGGCTCGCCAGCGGCGCGGGAGCAGCGCCAGCGCCGCCGCCCAGGACGATCGCGTTGGCCGTCAACGCGCCAGACGACGCCCAGGTCGTGCCGCTGGAGAAGTACGGGACGCCGCCGGACGTGCCGGCTACCGTCAGGGCCAGGGTGCCCGCACTGGTGATCGGAGACCCCGCGACAGAGATCAGCCCGCCCGTGAACGACTGCGCGACTGATGTCACACCGGTGCCGGTAGTGACCGCGCCCCAGGCATTGTTCGCGTAGCCCTCGAAGGTGGCCGTGGTCGAGTTGTAGCGGAAGTTGCCGTTGGTGGCCGACCCGCGCTGCGCAGTAGTGCCCACCGGGACGACTAGGCCGCCGGTACCCGGCAACACCGGGTTCGACGAGATCGCGATGACCGGGGAGTTGGCAAAGTCACCATCGGTGACGCTGATCTGGTTGGTCGTGCCCAGTACCGACCGGGTGACCACAGTGTTCGAGCTCGTCAGCGCCAGGGCGCCGGTGCCCGACGCGCCGGCCACCGCCAGGGCAACCCCGGTCAGTGCGAACGTCGGGTTGCCCGCGACGCCGTCACCGTTGGTGACCGACAGGCCGGTGGTGGTCGAGGACATCGTCCTGGCGGCCACCGCGTTGCTGGCGGTCTTGGCAATCATGCCGTTGGAGGCCGCCTCAAGGCTCCCGGAGGCCGCGTTCAGGGTGATGGTGAGGGTAGACTGCGCCCCCGCGTCCACGAGCCCTACGCCGGTCCCGTTGGACAGCGCGCGGCTGTTGTTGAGCGTGGGCTCCTGGTTCTTGGTCAGGAAGGTCTGGGTCTGCACGGGCGACCCGGCCAGCGCCGCAGTCGTCGTCTGTACCGTCACCCCGTTCTGGACGATCGGGACCGATTCCGTCCCCGTGATCGCACCAGCGGCAGGTAGTTGGGTGATTGTTACGTTTGCCATTACTGCCCCGGGGAGGTGGTCAAGGTGTCGAGGTTCCCGTTGTTCGATGGGGTCTGCGTGTTCTGTTGCGGCGACAGGTCAAACTGGTTGTTGCCGGTGGTCTCAATTGCGTTCGGGTCTACCGCGATGCTGACATCGGGCCTGGGAAACCTAATCGTGATCTTCTCCGTCGGACGCGGCGCCAGCCGGTACGGATCCTTCTCGTCCGCGCACCCCTGGTCGCATACTAGCAAACCGGGGAAGTTCGGGTCAGACCGGGCCACCGAGTGCGCGCGCTTCATCTTGCACCGGTCGCAGATGAATATGGCGATGTCCGAACCGCCCCGGGTGTCGAGGAAGCGCGGCATGGCCTACCTTGAGTACACCGAGATGTTCGGGGCGAAGTAGATCGGCGACTTGTCGCGCTCTTCCTGCTCCGCCATGTTGAAGTACTTCTCGGCCTGGACCTCAAGGTACTGGATCCGCCCGACGTCAACGCCTGGAAGCTCCTGGGCCATCTGGTGCGCCAGCATGTTCTGGATTGCCATTAACCACCGATCGGGGATCGCGAGCTGCCCGCTCAGGGCGCCGACGTCCTGCACGTAGGCCGAGTACCACACCGTCATCTGCACGAACGAGCTCGACGGTGTCGGCCAGACCGTGATGGTGGCCTGGGGGATCGTGCGGTTCAGCCAGAACTGGAAAGGCTGGTTGGCCGTGAAATTCTTGTTGGGCAGGTTGGTGTAGTCGTCGCGATTGAGCCGCGACATGGTGATCTCGGTCGAGTTGTTCCCGAAGTACAGCTCACGCAGCGCCAGGGTGGTGCCGCCGGTGGCGCGCATCCGGTAGTAGGTCACGTTGGCGCCCGGGTCGATGTCCTGCCAGACCCACTGCCCGTCGGTCACTGCGGCGCTTGTGGCGGTGTACAGGGCCGTCCAGGTGGCATTGTCGGCAGACGACTCAAGCACGTAGCTCCAGGTCGCGCTGCCGCCACCAGAGACGTACGGCATGAACCCGATCGAGCCCAGGTACTGGGGGTTGCTGGTGCCATAGTTGACCGCGATGTTGCCGTTGGCTGACGTCTGCACGCAGAACGTCGTGGTGTTCTGGTCGTAGACGTTGGCGACCGTGCCGCCGGCAGAGCTGGTGTACCCCCCAGAGGGCTGCGTCATGGTCCGGTACAGCGCGTTCAGGACGTCATTGCCACCAACCGCGAGCGAGTACTCGTACTGGTTGGCGATCAGGCCAATGACCTGCTTCTTGATGGCGAAGTACTGGATGCCCTGGTTGATCAGGTTGCTCAGGACGTAGAAGAGCGACTCCTTGGCGGCCTGAACCTGCTCGACCGTCAGTTCCTCGGCGAGCTTACCCGCACGACGAGCACCGTGGTCGATCAGTTTCTGGACGCTTATGGTCGTCTGTCCAACGGTGCCTGAGTACGCCATGTCAGTCCTTTACCAGCCGGGGCATTTCCAACGCTTCAGC